TTAAGGTATTTAACGGCGGGTCATCGCTACGCAGAAAACTCATATCTGCCAACGACTTGCCCGTTGCCCATATTTCAAGCGGACTACCACTCAAGGAGGAGAAGAAGTCAATGTATAAAGACGTTGAACACATTATGTGGACAGAGAAAAAGCTTCTTGATTTCATTGACGCATGTCTCCGCAAAGAACATCATGGGGCAACGGCGCCTGAAGTATCGTTTATAGCAAAGGTGCTAGATGATGCATATGATGCTGGCGTTATTTATGATTTGCGACATAAGCAACAAGAAGTATTACGTTTCGCACTCAAGTCAACCAACCAAGCACAGCAATGTTTGAAGATGGTTTCTGAGATGCATTTTTATAGAGTACCGGAAGATGAGAGCGAGTCTTATTCTGAAAGTCTCATTTTACCCGATGAAGATATCGTATTCTTTGACTCGGAAGTATTCTCTAATCTATACATGTTAGGTTGGAAGAAATACGGCTTGGAAGTCCCAGAAACAATCTATAAAGGTCTCGAATATTGTGCCAGCTTAACTGAGATTGAGACCATCTTGGTTAATGAGTGGTGGACAACTCATGAGAAAGAAATCGGTATTGAAATCAATCCAGCACCTACTCGCGTACGTCATTTATTTGATACATATCCTATGGTTGGATTTAATAACCTCGGATATGATAACCATATTGCTTATGGTCGTATGCAGGGTGATGATGAAATGGAATGCTACAAGCGCTCTCAAGGTATCATTGAAAAACGAGATAAGCGTGCTAAAATCTGGGCGGCTAACGATATCTCTTATGCGGATATTTACGAGTTCCTAGATACTAAGATGTCATTGAAGAAATGGCAGATTAAACTAGGGCTCCGTCATGACGAGTTCGAATACGACTGGACTAAACCTCTGCCAGAACATGCCTGGGGTCGTTGTGCGGCATATATGCTTAATGACGTAACTTCAGAAGAGGAGTTGTTCAAATCCAAAGACGGACAAGACGCTTGGAATGCACGTAAGGTATTGGCTGAAATCAACAACCTCTCACCTAACGTTAAGACTCAAACTCAAGCTGAGAAGTTCTTATTTGGCGATGACCCAAATCCTCAAGACAAGTTCAACTGGTATGACCTTGCTGAAGAATTCCCAGGATATACATTTGACCAGTTCAAACGCAAATCCGAATATCTTGGTGAAGACCCATCTGAAGGCGGATACGTTCATGCTGAACCTGGTGTATATCAGAATGTTGTCGTATTGGATATCGCATCCATGCACCCGCACAGTCTGATTGCCATGAATTATTTTGGTGAATACACACCTAAATTTGCGGCGCTTGTTGAATGTCGTATGAATATCAAGCACGGTAATATTGAAGCAGCCTCTCATGCGTTTGATGAGGTAGACCCTGAGCTTGCTGACAAACTCCGTCCGTATTTGGAAGGTGGTTCTGTTAAAGGTCTCGCTCATGCGCTTAAGATTATTATCAATATCGTATATGGTATGACCTCTGCACCATGGCCTAATAAATTCAAAGACCCTCGTAATGTCGATAACTGTATCGCAAAACGTGGTGCTTTGTTTATGATTATGCTTAAGAAGGAAGTTCAAGAACTCGGATATCAAGTAGCACATATTAAGACAGACTCGATTAAAATTATCAACGGCGATAAGAAGATTATTGATTACTGTATGAAACGCGCTAATGATTTCAAATACGAGTTTGAACATGAGCATACATATTCTCGTATGGCCTTACTCAATCGGGCAACTGTTATTGCGGAAATCGGTTGGCCTGAAAAAGAGAAAGGCGAATGGGAAGCTATTGGTGCACAATTTGGTAAGAAGACAAACCCATATGTCTACAAGACCTTATTGAGTCAAGAAGAGGTGGATGAGAAAGATTTCTTTATTACTAAGGAAGTTAAGACTGCTATCTATCTTGATGACCAATACGTAGGTAAGAATGCTCAAATTTACGCTTCTGTAACAGGTCGTGAAATCTCCAGAACCCAACCAAGTAACGTAGCTCAGATGATCCAATCGCGATGGATTAAACCGAACTACTTACTTAAACGTGAGTCTGAGGGGCTTAGCGCTTACGAGTTAGAAGAAGCTAAGAAGCAGAAGATTGCCAATGAACTCGGTCTCGATATTTACGAAGTTAAACAAATTATTGATAACGGTTTCCCTGATACCATTGTTGACAAGAACGTGTCTGTAACAGGTACTTCTGGTTATAAGTGGGAACTGGCTACTCAATATAAAGGCTTCGAAGATATTGACATGACTTACTATCACAAACTTGTTAAAGACGCGGTTAAAGATGTCTATGCGGTTGGTGATGGTGATATTATTTTCGGCGGAACTAAATTCGCCAATTATGCAAAGGAGTAAAGATGTTTAAGAAAATCAAAGAATGGTTTTCAAAAGACAAAGTAGAAGACGAGCCCCGGCCAATGGGGTTTGTTACTACTGTCAGCGGATTTAAGGACGCTGAGTTATTTGAACCTCGTGTTGAAATCCTTGTAATCCCTGAAGACCAGCAGGAAGTTGTAGGTAGCATCACGAACGCTAAAACTAATGTTCGTATTACCCTACTTGATAATAACATCATCTATTACAATCCTCCTCTCTCTTCCAATATCCTAATGACACCATTCATAGACCTTGAAGAACTAAATGGTATTTTAGTTACTATGCGTGAACAAGGTATCCGTGGCGTCTTAGGTTGGAATATGCCGGTTTAGGAGGACTGGGAGATGTTATATTTAATAGACTCAACTGTACAGAGCCCAAACCGAGTTATGTTTAAGGCGGTTGATTTCTTTGAGAGATATGGTGTTAAGTATAAGATATTATCTACCTATAAAAAAACACGAATGGGTGGTGGCGAATACACACCTAAACTATCTCGTGAGTTGGCTGCGAAGATTGTACGATATTTCGATTACAATATCAAGGAAATCTGTAAATCACCAAACTCATCATATACTAAATATATGTCTAAATGTTCACCTCAGGCTAAACGGGATTTGAACTCTGGCCGTATTTATGACATGACCTGTTCGCAGTTTATCGATTGGATTGCTGAGAACCCCTGCATGCTAAAGATTACCGTCTTGTATGATGACGAACGGGATATTATCATATCTCATTTCAAAGAAGAGGACTTGCGTATGTTCGTGCCTAAGGGGTATCGGTCGGTTAGACGTAACCAAATCCAATATACCGTCCTTAGCGAACTAGGATTGGCGTCGCCTCTTGAAGAAGACCAACCTGGTGCACAATGGTATAAGAATAAGAAGCCTAAGCGCAAAAAAGTACAGTCCTCTATATAGAAAGAGAGGTAAACAATATGGAAAAACTATTTTCTAAAATTACGGCTGGAGCTTTTGCTGTCGTTGCGGCAACACTAGCATATGACGTATTTAATGGAAGTGGTCTTCAATCCAAATTGAAGGAACTATTTTCTAAAGCTAAGAAGGCTGAGTAAATTACTCGGCTTTTCTTTTTTTTTTGTTTGGTTTATGTCGAAAATCGAAATGACCGATATAAACGAGACTACTATATATTTAAAGGAGAATTAAAATGAAAAAACAAACTACACTTAAAATCGCTGCTATGGGTATCACTCTCTTCGGAACTGCTGTTGTTACCGAGTCTGTATTTGCAGATGTAACTAAAGCTGAAGGCTCTACTGAGCTGGTTGCCACTGACCCAGAAGTCACTGTAACTAAGAAAGAAGAAGACTCAATTTGGTCTGATGTTGAAGTTAATATCAAGACCGATATTCCTGATGAAGTCCCAATCAACGAAGGTGATAAAATGACCTTCAATATTCCGGAAGAACTTAACTTGGAAACAAGCTACAACTTCCCAGTCTATAACGAAACTGGTGAAACTGAAGTCGGAACTGCTGACGTTAAGGCGAATGAAAGAACGGTTACTACAACGTTCAATAGCTATTTCCAAGATCATCCACTGGACAAATCTATCAGCCTGAACTTCCATACCCAAATCAACCGTGAAATCGTGCAGGAAAACACCAAGCGCAACATCTCGTTTAACGGGACTGTTGTTGAAATCAACGCAGGTTCTAAAGGAACTATTAACCCTAATGAGGAGTTGTATAAGTACGGCTACCAAGACCGTGCTGACCAAAACCTTATCCATTGGGTTGCTCGCTTGAATTATAAGCGTCAAACTATGGAAGATGTTAATATCGCCGACACTTGGTCTGACGATCAGGATTATGTTGAAGGTAGCCTTATTTACAGCTACGTTAAGGATGTTGATCCATGGGTATATGACACACCAGCAACTCAAGCTTTGGCGAACACTAAATTCAATAAAAATGGGTTCACAACCCATATCGATAAGATTGAAAACAAAATCTTGATGGTCGAATATAAGACTCGTTTGCGTACGCCAGTTCAATACAACCCAACTAACTTATTCACCGCTAGCTGGAATGGTGGATTTGTATCCCATAATGCTGAAACTAAATTGTATGATGGTAATGGTCGTGCTGTTGGTAAATCTCGTCCTAAGTTTGACAAACCTAATGATGCTCCTAAATACGAGCTTCCAGAATTCGAAGGTGGAGTAATCCCAAATGACCCACCAGTATATGACAAACCATCTATTGACTTGGCTGATATTCCATTGATGCCACCAGCACCTACATTAGACTTGCCTGAGTGGAAAGGTTCTACTGTACCATTTGATGCGCCTAAGTACGACAAACCAGAATGGAAAGGTGGTGTTATTCCAAACGATGCGCCAATCTTGGACAAGCCTGAAATCGACCTGGCTGATATTCCATTGATGCCTCCAGCTCCGGTTCTAGATAAACCTGAGTTGGTTATTCCTGAAGTGCCAGCACCAAAAACAGACAAACCAAAAGCCGATGTTCCTGAAGTGCCAGCGAAACCCGCTAAACAACAACCTCTTGGTCAACCTACTCTCCCTGCTACTGGCACCAACGAAACATCATATCTTGCTGTTGGCGGTATTGTAATTGGTGTGCTTGCCTTAGGTATGGCTGGAATGAAAAAGAAAAAAGGTGACAAATAATGAAACGTGGAAAGAATAATAAAGCGGTTTTAATTAATCGAAGTATTAAACAGATGGAAATCTTCGCTAGCAAGAAACCGGACGATAATCCTCTGGGTATATTCTGGAGGAAGAAAGCTGAGAAATTTAAATCACTCCGCCCATCAAAACTTAAGAAGATATATCTACAAGCATTTCTTGAAGCTGTAACTATAGCACCACTTGCCAATAATGTATATCACGAGGAGGAAACGAATGAAAGTAAATCCAATTAATATGAAGGAGGCTCACGACGAGCTTCTTTCTATTTTTGAAAAGAAGAACGCCGACTATGGTAACTCTTTCGAAGAGTCTTTGGAAAAACACGGCATCATCGCGGCTATTGTCCGGATGGAAGATAAGATGGGGCGCCTAAATAGTCTCACTAAGAAAGGCGCTGAGCAGAAGATATCGGATGAGTCATTGGTTGATACACTTAAGGACTTGTCTAATTACGCTCTTATGACTGCGGTGTGGTTGGGAGATGGGAAAACTTCTTCTAAAACAGATCAACCTCCTATTAGCGAATGGGGGAACCTGGGGGCAGATGGGGCTAACCTAAAATCTATTATCCAAGACCTAAATAGAATAATACCCGGTATAGCAATAGGGGATGGTTTTATTTTAGACAACAAAACTTTCCCCAAATCTGTAAGTTTTGCTACAAAATACAAGAAAAGCTTTCAGCATTGGTTCGATTCATATGTTAACGAGATCCCTTATTATAATGTGGTATACCAAGATCTTGGAGAAGGTTATACACAAATCTGCATCTATTCTCATACAGAGGGATATAACGTTGAGGAGTAGCCTATGTTTGAAAACGGTCTAGATATTGTCCGGGCTTTATCCTCTGTTAGACCGCCTGGTAGACCTCGTAAGTATGTTAGTGACGAAGATATTGTCCTATATAAAGAGGCAGGTTGGTCAAATCGTACTATTGCCGTCTCTATGGGTATATCTCGAGCTACAATCAATCGTAGGGTATCAGACCTAGTTAAACAAGGTAGGATCAAGCCTGAAGAGTATGGTTACAACTTCAATAACCCTAGCGCCAAAGCCCAACCTAGACGTACTGATAAGGAACGCTGGGAGTACTGGCACGGCCCTGGTGTCTAATAATTACATGCCTCTAAGTAGAAAGAGAGGTAACTTAATATGGAAGAAATCAATTTTGATAAAGTCATGGAGGCTCAAGCGCATTTCAGAGAAAAGCTCGAAGAGATGAAGGAGTCTACAAAAAGACTTGGTGAAAGGATTTCCGAAATGGAAACCATACTTAATCATTGGGGAGAGTAGTTTATGCTATTCTCTTCAATTTTTTACATGTCTCTCTATAGAAAGAGAGGTATTAACCATGACAAACAATAAAGGATTTAATGAAAAGGAAATTACAGCTACTTATATGATCGCAATGTTGACGAAATACGAGACGATGCAAATCATGAAGGATCACTTTGGTGAGAAATTCAATGATGTTGCAGAACGACTATTTCATAAACAATATGATTATATGGAGCAGTTTGTAGAATCCCCTAGTCGTTTTAGCTATTTATTTGTTATTGAAACAGGTAATGAACTTAAGAAGGAATTGGAGATGTCTGAAGAAGACGAACAACAATTGGCTTTGTTAGGAAATCAATTATTCTTGAATCTCGATAAAGAGAAACAAGAAGCGATTGAAGAATTGACAAGACAGTTGATGGTCGCTTAAGAGGATGCACTCCTCTTCTTTTTTTTTTAACTTTTATATTATACTAGGAGGTGTATAATGGAACTACGAGAGATTGTAGAAGGATTATTCCTGCTATATTCTATTGAAGATGTTAAGCGAGTAAACTATATCGGTAAATCAGCAGCCTTTACTACATCGCGCATTGAGGCCGTTAAGGAGTATCTGTCTCACGTAGAAGGTATTATTTACAAGACAATCAAACTCCCGTATAAGGAGAAGTGGGACGTTTATATCTGGAAGGAGGACAAGTGATGGAGTTATTTGTTAGTGATGAGATGAAGGAGAAACATTACGGGGTATTTAATTTACTCAAAGAACGACCTACCGTCCTACATGGCATCCTTAAAACAACGTCGGCTATGCTCGGAGGGATACCTAGCCAAGCTACAGAAGAGGATAAATATTATGCATCAGATACTCTCCACGACAATGTTATGCGTATCTTTGGTAAAAGGACAGTATATCTTTTCCCGGCATATCCTATTGTCGAGTCTCTGATAACAAACGAACATAAGGGATCGACTCTTGTTGGCCAGCATGTTAAGGTTACACAAGCCGTCATGCAGGTGTATAAGGAGGTAAATAATCTACGTTGGTATATCTCCGACCGTCCATTGGAAGACAACACGCTGCGTCGGATTACTATTGATAATAAAGGTTCTGGGTATTTCACATACTTTGGCCCTGATGCACCTAACGGTTCGGATTATTATATTGATCAATTTAAGGAGTGGTAAAGATGGAAGAAGATTTATATACCGACTTTCCAAAACTATATTCTACGGACAAAAAGAAAGCCGAGAAGTTATTAAATAGCGTAGTTTCATATTGTAGGACATGTGACTATATCAATGTACGAGATTATGTTGATATGTTTCGACATCATAATCCAGGAGTCGAAGTAGAGAAAGATGGTTCAATCGATTGGTGTGTAGAATACAAAGACTTAAAGGATAATGTTAGAATTAAGAAAGATAAAGAGAAAGGCTGGTATTTGGAAATGCCGGCTGCTTATTTATTTTAAATCAGGAGGTAATAAAGATGACAGAAGGTTATAAAGATTTCCTAGATTGGGCAACACCGCAACTAACTGTAGATCAGTATCAAACATTATGTAAGATATTGTACTCTTTTAAGAAGTATAAGGAAACCGACGAACCTGGTATCTTAAACGTATGTAAATTTAAAGATGATGGCGATGGGGTTTATACTTGTGGTCATTTCGCACATTTCTTTGCTGAAATGGGCAAACTAGCAGGCGAATACCCTAAAGAGTTCTTTGAAGTCTGGTATAACGATAACGTTATCTTTTGGCCATATAAGGAGACTCCAGATTTGGTAGCGGCTCGGAAACGGCTTATGAAGAAATGTGAGAATCATGTGACATATTACAGATTTCTCTATATTTTCCGGGAGAACCAATATGGAGAAATTACATGTTTTAACATCGTGAATAAATGTTATGCGGGTAGTCCTTTACATAGATGGGGTCTTGAAACATATATCAATACTCTATGGTTTAGCCCATTGTTTGAAATAGATAATGAATATTCTAATGAACATTCTAATCACTATTCCAATCATGCCGCGCCTAGAGATTATACCATCGAGCACAACACCAAAGCCATTATAAGAGCTGTTTCAGGTGTTACCAATAAAGAATATAAGCAGTATTTGTTTGAAATTACAAGACCTTACTATTGTACAACTCAATCTTATAGACAAAAAGAACTGCATAAAGCGAAGCACCTCTTCGGTGATTTGAAGGATATTACACCTTATAAATTCGACGAAACGATATTATATAGACTATTTGGTTACATCCATAGGTATAAAAAGACGATCGAAGTTTTGGGACAACCATACTATAAGGCGGGACGTAGTATAATCTTAGAGCATATGGTATATACCATCAAAGACTTAGCCTCGAAAGGCAAACTAAAGGAAGTTAAATAGGAGGATTATAAAATGACAAACATTAATTCAGAAGGACGTGTATTCAAAGTACCTTATTCACCACGAGACTATGTGCGACGCTTGTGGAAGTCCATTGGTGTACATATGATGAAGCAGGGTGCTATTGATATCAAAGGTACCCCTATTTGGGATAAGTCTAGCCTGGCTGACCAAGTGACTAGTCACCGCTACCATGAACGTATGATTAGAGTTAAGATCAATGAAATCCGCGTTAAGCATGGTCTGGAGCCTATCGCGTTGGATTCACTCAAATGGTTCACTGAGGGGTATGTGTTAGAAGGATTGGAGGATTATAAGTATGCTAAAATCATCTAAAGCTCTGCAGTTCTTATTTCTAGTTGGGTTGTGTACTACTGTGATTGGTATCCCTGCGCTGCTCTTATTCGTGGTGGCGCTTAAATGGATCTTCTTGATCTACCCAGCGGTATTTCTGGGCCTGGTTCTACTAGTATCCTATATTGCGGCTATCTGTATGTTGTATGACGATATCTTTGGTAGTGGTCGAGATCAGAGGTTCCTTGAAGCGGAGGTCATACCTATCCCGGCTACTAAGTTTACTAAGGTGGATAAAAACACCATTATTAAGACTAAGACCATCTACCTTGCTTATTCTGAGGAGTTTAATAAAGTCCATGATATGTTGAAATGGCCTAGCGCTAATCTTCTCGATCTCTACCCTCGCTTCGAGCCCTTAATTGAGACACTTGGTATAGAGCGGTATTTGGAGTTATATTATCCTGAGACTGTCAGTGCGTCTATCGCTATGGTCTTCACTGAGTTGATTAATATATTACCGTATAACGATTATAACGAGAAGCCAATTGACTTATATCGTAAATGGGTTCATAATCGACTTCTTATCGTTCAGCTCGACGAAGAGGAGAATATTATCTATAATTATGACATAGACAGTTTTCTAGCACAGAAGAACATGGACGAGGAATGCGAAATCTATTTTATTAATCATGAGGGTAAGTTTGGTAATTGTCTAACTGATACACGTGCTGCTATTATTGTTGAGTATAATTTAACGGAGTTAAAATAATGTACGAAAATCTATTTAATCTTATAGACGATCTTCAAAAAGTCACTATTAAAATTAAAATACAAGAAGTATTGAATACGCTATGCAAAGACGAGCGGGTTCATGAAATACTCGATGCAGATGTTGTGCTAGCGTATTATGAAAAGATGTATGAACATTTTGAAAAGAACCCTAAAGACTTCCTCTTTCCAAATCGCGAATGGTTAAAGGAGTCGCTTAAACGGCTTAATGTTGATTTATCTAATGTCTTTGATGCAGGCGCTAACGTAGACCATATCAAGCGGGAAGAGATTATTGTGTTATTCATGCTCTTGTGGATTCATATGGTTATCCAAAACCCGATTAGGATTGAGGTAATTAAGGATCCGTATGACTTATTCTATATCTGGACAAAGAATAGGGTCTTTATCTCTAGGCCAACTGGAACACATTATCTGCAAGATGGAGATCATCGAGTGCTAGATCGACTCGGTAAAAGCTACGGTTGGTTTACCGGCGTACACCATTTTAGTATTGGATTTAAAGGCGCTGTTGAATACCATTATTCATCTCCTGATGATATTACAAACATCGATGGCGCTTATAATAAAGCACACGGGAGTGTTACGAAACTTCGTAGCAACTTTAAAGGGTTCTCATTCGGTCGCTCTGATAAGAATTCTGTTCGGTATATGATGAATTGGGCACAAGATCGTACTGATAAATTACTTACAGAACTTGCAGACAATTTCCTAGAAGAAAAACATCGTAGTCGTAACATCGCCCGTAATACTAAATTCGTTGTGCGTGAGATGACAGGAATGTCTAATAAAGATTATAAGGCGTTTCTAAAGAAGTTCAAGGAAAAGGAAGTGATGCGTTATGATGAGACGTCCCAATGTTTCGAAGATATCTTGAAGATTAGCAGTCTTGAGTTTGATCATGAGGTTATTCTAGAAGCTGTGGATGTATATAACCGTAACGTTTACCATCTTAATAAAGCCTTACTTAAACTAAAGGAGAAATTAAATGAAGGATGATAAAAATCAGAATACTCGTTTTGTTGTATGTCATATCACCGGTATGTCTGAGGATGAATACGATAAGCTGGATTTGAGTGACCATGCCTCTATCCAAGAAGAGGAGATAATTAAGTCATATCAATATAAGTTACTCGACTCTATAGTTGAATTAGCCCTTATTGATGTCGATGTTGTTATTCTGGAATACGTTCATAGAAATCTTAAAAACTGGCGTCCGGAACGTTCTAAGATTTGGGTTATAGATTTCGTAGAAGCCTTTAAGAAACTACAGGAGAAGTTAAATGAAGAAAAGAACTAGTAAACCTATTTTCTATGTTTCCATGTTTATCCTAATAGCCGCGGTGGGCTTATTTACCTTTATTACTTACCTCTTTATCTCTTGGTTAATGAGTTTGGTACCGCAAGTTGGGATCCTTGGTTTCTTGATGTCTAACCTCGTCTTAGGCATCGGTGCCTTTATGATATATAGCGTATATCTATCAGCCAAAGAAGTATATGAAAAGCAGGTGAAGCAATGATAGATGAAAAGAAGAATAAAGGTAAGTTTATCTGGGTATCTCACAATGGTCATGACTTTAAACATTTAGGTCGGGATGTGGTTAAGTTTGATTGCGATAGAGACGTTATTAAAGATAAACCACCTACCTCTTGGAGAAAGATGTTAGAAAAGGAGGGTTTGATAAGATGAAGAGAATGCCGAAAACATGTTTTGTTCGTAATCTTGCTACTTGGCTTTTTGTCTCAGCGCTACTGACACTCTTAGCTATATTTGTTTATGGTATAATCTTTACTATAATAACTCAAATTCATTTGCCAGGTTTCTTTATTTATATCGGAGCCGGTGCGGTTATTATAGGTTATATTACGCTCGTGATATTGTCTTTCATTAATTTTGTTATAGATGCTTAATATTTTCCTATAATATTAGTATAATAAATATGTAACTTATTACAAAGCTCTTAATAGAAGGAGAGAGATGGAGAGTTTTGTTTTCCATCAATATTATAGTATATTTTCTACTATTATATACACCTCTCCTTGACGTTTAACACACTATTTGCTAGAAAAGGAGAAATAAAATGGTAAATCAATCACAAATTACATTGGAAAACGTTCGTGTTATCTACCCTAACTTCGCTGGTCGTGAATCTGAGTACAATACTAAAGGTTCACGTGAGTTTGGTATCGCCTTGGATCCTGCACTTGCCGAGGAATTAGCTTCTCAAGGACTTAATGTTAAGTTCCCTAGTGAAGACAAACCAAATCGTCCTGCTTATTTACCTGCTACTCTGTCCAATGGCCCTGATATTCAACCATGGATTAAGCTGGTTCTGGTAAACCAAGGTAAAGGAACTATCCTTAATAACGCAGACACTAATCAACTTGCTATGCTTGACGAAGTTACAGCTGGCGCGCTTGCTAACGTAATCATTAATCCTTACAACTGGTCTGCTGCTGGACGCACTGGTATCAAGGCTTATGTGAATAAGCTCTACGTCTATATTGACGATGTTGACCCAGCTCTGGCTCCAGCTAAGGATAAGTTCGAGCAGGATATTGAATTCATTTAATCATGATACCCAATAAACTGGGTAGTATCGAACTAAAACCCAAGCAATTTGAAGCGTGCGGGAAATTAAAGAACGGCTCTATATTAATGGGAGGTGTTGGCTCAGGTAAGACATTTACGTCTATATTCTGGGCCGCCTCCCAATACGGAGCTTCTTTTTTTACGGAAGACAAGCCTCTTATTGTTATAACCACCGCCATGAAGCGTGACCTTATCGAGTTAGGTAAGGATAAACCTGATTGGCAAAGCTCTCTTGAAGCCTGCGGTATTACTAATTATATAGTAGACTCTTGGCAGAATATTCATAAGTACGAGCATATCACTGACTCGGTATTCATATTCGACGAACAGAGGGTTGTTGGTTATGGTAAATGGGGTAAGGCCTTCATCCGCACATGTTGGAAGAATAATAAATGGATACTGTTATCTGCCACACCAGGCGATGTCTGGATGGACTATATGACAATATTCATAGCTAATAAGTTCTATCGTAATAAAACGGATTTCACATCTCGTCATATTGTATGGGATCCTTATGTTAAATTCCCTAAGGTTAAGAGGTATATTGGTACCGCGGTTCTCGAGAAATACCGTAACCAAATTGTCGTACCTATGGAAGATGATAGGGATACGAGTCGTCATAGAGATTATCTATATGCTGAGTACGACGCTGTCATGTTAAAAGACTTGGCCGATACTAGATGGAACCCGTTTACTGATGAACCTATTTTAAACATTGCCGAGTATACTCAGTTAGTTCGGCGCATCGTCAACACTTCCCCAGACAGAATTAGATTGGCTGAGAAGTATATTACTGAGCATGATAAAACTATTGTATTCTATAATTTCAACTACGAGTTAGAGATACTTAGGGGTATCTGTGAACGTCATAATCTACTATATAAAGAATGGAATGGTAATAAGCATGAGCACCTTCCTCAAGAAGACTCTTGGGTATATCTTGTACAATACACAGCAGGAGCCGAGGGATGGAATTGTATTACTACTGACAATATTCTATTCTACTCTGTTAATTACTCTTATCGTAAAATGGAACAGGCGGAAGGACGAATAGACCGTTCTAACACGCCGTTCAAAGACTTGTATTACATATATCTTACGTCTTCTGCGAAGGTTGATAAGGATATCCTCAAGGCTGTTAAAGATAAGAAACGGTTTACAGAAGCTGCATGGGCGAAGAAACAAGGGTTTATACCCTATGACGATTACATGGAGAAATTAGAAAAGGATTGGTTATATGGCATCGAAACTTGAGTCTACATATCAAGCAAGCCTTCTTAAGAGGCTCCGTAAGGCCTATAGAGGGCGTATATTAGCGACTAAGACAGACCCTGGTATGGTACAAGGGATACCTGATTTAATCGTGCTATGCGGCTCTAGATACGCTCTACTGGAGGTTAAGAGGTCTGCTGATGCCAGTAAACGTCCTAATCAAGCTCATTATATTGAGAAGTTTGGTCGAGAGTCATTTGCATCGTTCATTTATCCTGAGAATGAACACGACGTTATTTATGAAATGTGTGATTATTTCGGCTTGGACTTCAATTTATTTCTGAAAGAATCCTAAAGGAGTCATAATGGATTGGATACCACACTGGAACTTGGCTGGGAAACATGCATTCTTATCCCCGTCAGGTTACTCTTGGCTTGGTTATGATGCTGAAAAGATGGCTAAATCCTACGAAAACAAACAAAATGTTGCTCGTGGGACAGCCTTACATGAGATGGCATCGCAATTAATCAAGTCTAAAACGGAATTAGCGCCTAAAAAGAAGGCGTTAAACCTATTTGTCAACGATTGTATTAGGGACGGTATGTCATCTGAGATACTATTATACTACTCAGACCATTGTTTTGGTACTGCAGACGGTATTAAATGGGACTCAGACCAGCTTGAATTGCGTATTTACGACCTCAAAACAGGTGTATCTAAGCCATCATTCAAGCAATTGGACATCTATGCCGCTCTATTTTGCTTGGAATATGGAGTAAATCCTAAGAAAATTACCATAATTCAGCGCCTTTATCAAGGAAATGGTTACCAAGAACAGGTAACTATCAAGGATAAAGCTCGAATTGAGGGTGAAAATCCTGGTAATATTGCTTGGATTATGTCCCATATTAAGCAAATGAGTAAAATATTAGAGGAAAAAGAGGCCGAAATCAAGCCATTTAAGTTCTGGTAGAGCTTGAATTGGTCTGATATTATAGGAAAAATTGCCTATTTTTGGTTGATTTTCATTCTACATTTGTCGTTTTCGGCTAATTTGCCCCTGACAAAAAGTGGCTCAAAACCCCGGATTTTCCCCAATTTTCCCCAAATCGAACTTGGGGATTTGCCAAAAAAGTTGGGGAAAAGTGCTGTTTTTGGGCCATTTCCCCAAATCAGGGGGTATTTTGAGCCACGTTTTGAGCCACTTTTT